TTTCAAACTGCATATTTAATGGTTGAAGCATATGTTCGTATTAATCCCGAATATTATCCAAAAGTCTGGGATGATCGTATATTTCAACGCCATTATGCCGCATTGTTGAAAAAACAATGGGCACAAAATTTGATGAAGTTTGCTGGTATACCACTTCCCGGTGGAGCCCAAATTAATGCTGGTGCAATGATGCAGGATGCCGTAAGAGAATTGGAAGCAATAGAAGCGATGTTGCTCAAGACGCAAGAACTGCCAGTCGATATGCAAATAGGTTAACATGGCAACAAATCCTTATATCAATTTAACTAGTTTTGGTCCAGAACAAAGGCTTGTGGAAGATATCACTGTTGAATTGATTCAGGGTATGGGTCAAGATTGTTATTATGTTCCCAGAATATATTTTCATATTGACAAATTGTTCGGTGAAGATCCCGCTACATCTTTTGAAAAAACTTATAAGATTGAAATGTATATTCAGTCATATAAAGGGTTTGAAGGAACTGATGTTATTTCACAATTTGGCCTCGAAATAAAAGATAAAATTTCTTTGTTAATGGCCAGACGAAGATTCAAAGAACAGGTAACAGTTTACGATAAAACTTTAATAAGACCCCGTGAAGGTGATTTAATTTATTTTCCATTATCAAAATCACTTTTTGAAATTAACTTCGTAGAACACGAAAATCCTTTGTATCCTTTGGGCCGTTTATATTCATATCAAATAACTGCAGAATTGTTCACTTACAGTTATGAAAAGATCGATACAATCAATACTGACATAAACGTGCCATATACATCTACAAGGGGAATGTCTGGGTCTACTGTAATACCACTTTATAATATACTTGGTACTACAATGGGCATAAACGATGATCTAAAACAAGAAGGAAACAGTTACGGTTTCGATCCGGATAATCCGTTCAATGAATGTGCATCAGATACAAGTTGTAACTAAAAAGGAAATAAATGTTTGGCTATTTTTACAATCACAATTTAAGAAAACTGGTTGTGGGTTTCGGTTCGCTTTTTAGCAACATAGAAATTGCACACACAGATCCAGACACGGGAAATCCATTTAATATACGTGTTCCTATTCATTATGCTCCACAAGAAAAATTTATACAAAGATTATTGCAACCTTCATCAATAACAGAAGGAACGCGCATAGAAATTCAAGTTCCTATCATTAGTTTTATAATGAATAGTGTCGCACCAGATCCATCCAGAAGACTTGGAAGATTTACTCCAGTAATAAATCAAAGCGACGGTAATGGAAATTGTCAGGCTAATGGCAGTAAAATTAAATCTCAGATACCTGTAAACGTATCTTTTAATTTATCCGCATACACCAGACACACAGACGATCTTCTTCAAATAATGGAACAGATAATGCCATACTTTGTTCCAGAACATATCATAAAATTGGACATGAATGAAGTCGAATCTGATGTACAAATTCCAATTGTTATGATTAGTAATAATATAACAGAAAAATATGAAGGTGATTTTTCTTCTAGAAGACTAAACATAGTCTCTTTTCAATTTTTGGCCAAGGCTTGGATATTTGGTGAAATACAGAATTCCACAACAATAACAAGCAGCAGTTCTAATATAATTTTTGACTTTTAATATATGAATCTCAATAAAAATTTAGCAAAACTATTCGATGTCGAACCAGACAAAAGTTCTCCCACAAAAACAATTTCTGGTGGAACTTTTGATGCAAATAACTTTCAAAAAGATTATGAGTTGGTTCAATCAAATCTCAAAGATCTTATTGGAAATGGAAATGTGGCACTCGAAAGCGCTCTTAAAGTTGCAACAGAATCCGATAGCCCAAGAGCATTTGAAGTTGTAGCAATATTATTAAAAACAATGGCCGACTTAAACAATAATGTTTTAGATGTACATAAAAAAGCCAAAGATACTACTGCAACAAATACAACCAAAGTAACTCAGAATAACAATTCCGTATTTGTTGGTTCTACTAAAGATCTCCAAAACCTCTTAAATAAAGATAGAAGCACAGAAAAGGTGATTGATGCTGAGGTTGTGAATAATGAACCAAAACAATAATCTAGGTTATAGAAATAATCCAAAATTAAAACCTCCCGGAGTCAATCTTCAATACACAAGAGAAGAACTAGAGGAGTATATTAAGTGTGCAAATGATCCGGTATATTTTTGCAGCAAATATGTAAAAGTAAAAACTCTTGATAAAGGCGTTATGCCCTTCAAGTTGTACGATTATCAAGAAAAATTTGTGAAAGAAATTCACAAAAATAGATTTGTTATTTCTAAATGGCCCAGACAGTCAGGAAAGTCTACATCAGTAATTGGGTATATTTGCCATTATGTCACATTCAATCAGAGTGTAAATGTAGCAATCTTGGCAAATAAATTGAAAACCGCAAAAGATGAATTGTTTGCCAAACTTCAATTGGCTTATGAAAATTTACCACAGTTTCTACAACAAGGAGTTGTAGAATGGAATAAGACGAGTTTTAAATTAGAAAATGGGTCCAGAGTAGTTTGCGATGCAACATCGTCCTCAGCAATCCGTGGTGGCTCCTACAACTTACTTCTATTGGACGAATACGCCTTCTTGCCATCCCACATAGCAGAAGAATTCTATTCATCAACATATCCAACCATTTCGGCTGGTATGACGACAAAATTAATAATAGTTTCCACGCCAAATGGAATGAATCATTTTCATAAATTATGGATTGATGCAAATAGACCAGAAGGACATAAACAAAAGAATAAATTCGTACCGATTGAAGTAAGTTGGCGGGATGTTCCTATTACCCCAGGTGGACCTAAACGAGATGATGTTTGGGCGGAAGAACAGATTGCCAATACGAGTCCAGAACAATTTGAACAAGAATATGGTTGTAGTTTTTTAGGATCTTCTAATACTTTAATATCAACCAGTAAATTAAATGTTTTGGCTGGCGAAGAACCTATTTCCGAAAATGCAGAAGGACATAGAATTTTTGAAACTCCACAAAAAGATAAAACATACTTTCTTCAGGCCGACGTTTCACGTGGTCAAGGAGCAGATTATTCTGCATTTACCATAATAGATGCAACATCTACTCCCTATAAAGTAGTTGCCACATATAGAAATAACGTAATAAGTCCATTTCATTTTCCAACAGTAATACATTCTTATGCCAAATCATACAATAATGCATTCGTATTAATAGAGACAAATGATCTTGGTGGACAGGTTTCTGGGATATTACACACTGATTTAGAATATGATAACGTATTGATGACCAAAGTTTTGGGAAGAAAAGGACAAGTTTTGTCCCAAGGGTTTGGTGGTATTGGCAAGAATGAAATGGGAATCAGAACAACGGCACAAACCAAAAAAATTGGTTGTGCTATTTTGAAAAGATTAATCGAAGAAGATAAAATTTTACTGAATGATGAAAGAATTATTTCCGAATTGATGTCATTTGTATCGAAGTCCAATACATTTAAGGCCGAAGATGGCCACCACGATGATTTGGCAATGACTCTGGTATTTTTTGCTTGGTTAACTCGCCAAGATTACTTTGCAGATTTGATAGAACAGTCAAAATTTAATTATGAAGAAGCAATAAAACCGGAAGATGACAATATTTTGATAATGCCGCAGGAAAAAAATGGAGATGACGGAGAGGAGTTTGTACAGGGTGGTGTTGTCTGGTATCCTGCATAAGAATGCTAAATATTTCAAAATACCAAGGATTTTAAATGCCATCACTTAGCTCCTTTATCAACTCAAGTCAATATTCATCAGAAAGCACAACAAACAAATTGTTGGCGGGCATGGATTTAGGCTCTGCATATGCCGGAATAACCTTTAACGGGGCATCAGGATCGGCAGGAAATGACCCCGGTGGCCTTTTTGGTTGGTTGATTTATTCTAGAAGATACAAATACACACCACAAAAAGGAAATACTTACGATCCATATATTGTTTATACTAACCCACAAGATTTGGTTGGAGATTTAAATAAACTTGGTGGGATAACATATGCATTGGTTGGAACATCGGGTGGAGGTGGCACATATAGTCTATTCTTGAATACCGGTACCGTAAATAATGTTGTAAGATTGGCACCAACATCAATAGGAACAGATTTCTTACATGCTATAAATTATTTGGCTTACGGTGGTACTCTTGTTGTGGCTCCAGATACAACGGGATTTGATTTATATCAAAATATCACAACAAATAAGTTAGATGTAATCATAGGACAACAAGGGACAACTGCATTAGCACAATGGCTAATCAATCAAAAATATAGTGTAGGCATTTTCCCATCTGGCGCCGATAGCGCGGGTGTAACCGGAAATGGTTACACCATGGCAGATTATGCAACATTGTTTGGCGACAGCACTTTAGTATCAGGAACAACAGTAGCGAATAGAATTTTTAATGTGTATGGAATAAAAACTGTAACAAACCTAGATACAACTACTTTAGTAAGTGGAAGCAAACTTACCTACAGTATCCCTGCTGTAGGAGATGTTGGTGGCTTCTTTGCTAGATCTAAAAACAGAAACCTTTTATACCTAAGTGTAGCCGGTTTAAATCTTTCAACCATATTGAATGGAACGATCAGTAACTCCATAGAGTGGAGTAATTCAATAAAAACTGCTCTGAGAACAAACAGAGTAAACTTCTTTGTAAATCCAACGGCTTTACCACAATTTTTAGGTGCTGATTTAACAGGTGCAACAGCAAATTCCACAATTGTCCAAGAAGATAGAATTGGCGTTTCAAAACTTAAATCAGCAATCAACAACGATCTGACTACAATTGGATTGAAATATCTTTTCCAACCAAATGATGCTACGACAAGATCGCATGTAACATCTGAAATTAAAACTGCTATAAGCAAATATTCACAATTTATATTTACACAAAATACACAAATAATTTGTGATAGCACTAATAACACAGATCAAAGCAGCGTACTGGTTATGACTGTAGTTGTTCAACCAATACTCAGTTTGGATAGTTTTGAAGTAACAGTAACCGTCTCACAATAATGGCAAATACAAACTCAATAATTAATTTTAAGAATGGGTTTAATGGCGGTACAAGAGCCAACAGATTTATCGTTGTTCCAGAATGGCCTAGTAAAGTGCCCCATACACAGAATGATGCTTCATTCAAAATGGTTTCTGCTTCGTTGCCTGCTGTTCAAATAAACACAATTATAGTTCCATATAGAGGAAGAAATGTAACTTTTCCAGGTGATCGTCAATATAGTACTTGGGCTGTTGGTATGTATGATGACAACAACTCCACAAATTTGTGGAAGTCAATGCAGACTTGGACTGAATTGATGGATGGTAGCATAAACCATACTGTTGATAATGATGATTATTCTTTTACCAAGTTGCAAACAACTTGGTTGGTAAAACAATTAGATTCAAACGGAAACATTTTAAAGACAATTACATTATATAAATGTTGGCCATCTGTTGTCGGTGAAATAAATTTGAGCATGACTGAGTTGGGATTTGTTGGATTCAGCACAACCCTTACTTTTGATTATATCAAAATTCAAGATAACTATAATAGTTAATTACCATGCTTAATGATTTCAAGAACAATTTCTTTGGTGGAACAAGAGCCAATAGATTTAGAATTACAGGAACTTTTCCCACCGGAGGTCAATTTACTGACTTTCATGTAAGAGCAGCAACAATTCCAAACACAGCATCCAAAACAATTTCATATGATTATTTTGGAAGAAAATTTCATTATCCCGGTGAACGTGATTATGGAACTTGGTCTTTTACTGCATGGGATGATACGGGAAGCAATAATATCTGGGGACAGTTGCAGAAATGGCATGATAATATAAACAATCATGATACAAATATTAGCAATTTGGATGCCAGAAACTATAAAGCAGACAATTGGAAAATACAACATTTAGATCTAAATGGAAATGTAGACCCATTAAAAGAATTTGTTTTACATGGTTGTTGGCCGGCTGGAATTCAACAAATAACCCTAAACATGGGTA